CTATGTCTATTTCTAACTGGTGTACTTTTTCAATAGTATCTTGTACATTCTTAGGTGGCTGAAAAGCATCAATCCACTGATCGTTTTCTTCTACTTCAGCCATAGCTAATTCAAGATTGTGTTCTAAAAAAGAAATTCGCTCTGTCAACCCGAAATAAACCCAAACTGATACGGCTGTAAAGGCAATCATACTAATTAAGTTGCGTAGGGGTATGGTAACTTCTGAACTTTCATTTAACTTGTGGGCTACCTGTTTCATTGTAGCTGTTCTCCAACCTCAAACGGTAGGTCTTGTAGAAGGTTAGCCATAGGACTTTCTGCTGTAATTACATCAAGAGAAGCACCATTGTCTTTAAGAAACTTGACAGCTACTGACAGTTCACTTGCAGTTGCTTCTCCACTCTGTACTCGCATAAGCAGTTCTTTAGTGACTGCATCATGCAAGGTATCCATCAGTTCTTTTTCTGTCATTTTGGTTTTCTTCCCATAGTCTTTCCTATGCTTTTAAAACCTCTAATAGTTCCCTTAATAGCTTTACTAGCATAGTAACCACCAGCAGTTAAACCAGCACCAGCCATACCCTGTGATAAAGTATTAGCTATGTTATAAGCTGTATCACCATCAAGCATTACTTTTTTTTTATACTTATTAGTATTTTTAGGTTTTGTAGGTATCTTCATTACTTTTTTCCAAACATTTTAGTTGCACCCTTAATACCAAAGCTAGCTGATACGATAATACCTAAGGTATAACGATACCAGTCAGGTGTCATAGACAAAGCCTCAAAGCCTCGTTCTACGTACTCCACGGTAAAGGGCAAGAAACAAAGTAGCAAGGGTATGCTGAACAAAATTGTTAAATACTCATCCTTCCAGCTATCCTTTGCACCATCTATTGCTGCCTTATCCCAGTCAATCTCACCAGAAATCTTCTTCTCCATAAGAGAGGTTTCTGCTTCTATCTTAACTAACTTCTGCTTTGCTTTGGCTTTCTTTGTCTCAACAAAGCCTTCCACGGCACTGCTGGCTACGCCAAACAATCCCTGTAGTAGTACACTCATCATAACTGTTGTCCTAATACTTTAAACATAACTCATCGCTTTCGCTACAGAAACCATAACGGTTATAAAAAGACCTATGGCTATTATTAGGATAGCAGTAACTAACACAACAGTTTTCATAGTCTCTTCAAATTCCTTATCTTTCTGTATCTTATATCGCCTAGCTTTAGCTTCAGCTTCTCGTTGTTCTTGTAATCTTTTAGCTCGTTCAGTTAGAATACCTTTCCAAGTACCGTGACCAAAACGCATGTCAACCATAGTGGCTACTTCCTGCAATTTCTCTGCTGCGAGTTTAGCATCTATGACTTCTTTTGCTACAGTATCTACCCCAAACTGATCTCCAAGTCCTGCACCAGACTTCTTGTTTCTGGCTTGTTGGATTTGTTTCTCACCTGTAAACAGGTCATCAATCTGGCTTGCTATTTGTCCAATATCTTGAACAGTGCTAATGTGCGTCTTAATAAAGTCCACACTCTGTTTAACTAATGCAATTCCTGCAAGGGCAGTACTGATAGGTTCCATGATAGTTCCTTATAGCTTCATTAACAGGGATGCAGCAAGACCAACGACTATTACCGTTGACCCCATAATCATAGCTTCCAAACGCCACAGACGCTTGTCTAAGCCAGACAGTTTGTCTTCTACACTTGCGTACCTTACGGCACACTCCTTTTCGTGAGCCTCAAGTTCCAAGGCTACACGGAGTTCTGGTGTGACTTCCTGTGATATCTTCATCAGCCAGCGATTTCCATAACAGTCAGTGTAGATACGCCTTTGTGGTTGTAAGACTGATTGTCAGTTACTCCATAGCTTGGTCTGTTGATGTAAGTATAGTGATTAGTACTATAAGTATTTGCCGCTTGTATTTTATAAGTCAAAGCTGATGTAGAAGAGGGTGAATCAACAAAAGAACCACTAGCAGCGTTTTGCTGAAAGCCAGAGTTAGTTGTTTCGGTAGATTGCACAGAAAACCAAACCGGAGCTTGAATACCAGAGACTTCAGAATTAACAGCAATTTGTGTGCTGTCACGATAAAGTTTTACACCACTATATCTAGCACCAGTTTGGCTATTGTCACTCAACGCACAAGTAATATTAAGGTCACACATAACGAGTATTTGTGATGACGTACTTGTTGGTGTAATTGAAACAGACATTATATCTGTAAAGGTCGTCCCTGCTATTGATTGTGTGTCTGATTTAGTAACCGATTTAACTTGTATTATTTCACCAGTAGTTCTTGGACGAGACTGATTGTTTAGTTTTATTAAAGGCATAATATCTGTCTCCTATCCTAAAAACTTTATTGAAAGCGAACTGACATCACCACTTGCTACAGTATTAACCGCCCCCCAGATTTCTACTGTACTTGATGATACTATTGATATCTGGTCATTAGCAGCAAATTGATGGATTACCGTAGCTACCGTTGGCTGATAAGAGGTTGCGGGTGCGCTAGTAAAGCCCCTTGCTAAGTGGCTGCTACCGTTCTTGAATATAAAGAAATCAAGATTTCCCGCATTAGCCTGAGAGTTCATTAACAGCATACAATGCACTTCGTAGTAACCAGCTTTGGGAACGACATAATACTTGTTACTTGAGTTCCAACCGCTAGCTGTATCAACATCGTCACGGAAAGACAAAAGGTCACCCGATGTTGGTGCGAATGGGGAGACGTTAGAAAGCTGTCCCCAAAATAAAATAGGGTTGTTAAAGCCGACACGCCCATCACTATCAATCGTCATAGCCGCAGTACCCGCCGCAGTTTGGATGGAGTCTACTTTTAATATACTTGTCATATGTATCTCCTATGCCTCTTCTGTTCTGTACGAGCCTGAAAAGTAAATAAATGAACTTGCCAGTGCAACATGGCCAGTCTCAACATTGCCACTGGTAGAGTTACCGAAATAAAAAAGGCGAATAAACTTTTGGTCATTTCTTACCATTCCAGTAATAGTAAGAGTTGAAGCCCAACTCAGTCCTGAATGATAATTTATTGAAACACCCCACTGCTCATTACCTAAGTTTGAACTAGCTCCCTTAAAAGGTAAGCCATATATATAAAGCTCCTGCCCAGCAGCCCCACCGTTTGTATATGTCCAAGTAGGTGGTGATTGTATGAGTCCGCTAAAATTTACTAAATCACCAATTCGTATGTATTGCCCAACTTGATTAGCGTATGTGCCTGTCGTGATTGATTGTGTAACATCAGTTGCCCCAGCAGATGACCAGACAGGAGCAAATGAGCCAGTGCGGTAAAACTCTCCTGCCCCAACTTGATTTAAAATTACTTTTCCAGATGAGTTCACACTAAGCGCATCTGTACCGTTAGTATGTTGGAGGTTTTCCACTCCTATAATTGAAGCCATGTTTTCCTCCTATCCTATTAACATAAAAGTTGCGCCACTATAAGTGCCAGTTACGCCAGAGGTTGCATAGTAACTAATCTCTAGTGTGTCATTAACACTGCATTGAATCATCCATGTACCGCTAGCTCCTGCGTGACTATTAGCACTAGAATAACTGCCGCAGTCAGAGCCGTAGTTAACGCCGTTCTTTTCTAGTCTCAGATATAGTGCACCAGCCGCACCTGAGGTACTATCCATTCCAAAACAAGTTACTTGATAAATTCCAGAAATAGGGCAAGTAAAAACACCATTACTGCTATCGTAATTACCCCCAACATCTAAATCTATTTGGTTAAAAATGATTGTTGGATAAGTAGTTACGTTAGCAGCCATGTCGCTAGATCTTGATACACTTGCTAAAGGTTTGTTAGGCATAAGAACTGCACTGCCAGTGGTTTTAGGATGTATTTCATCTACATATAACTTACTCATATTACACCACCGTAAATGTGCCGTTAACAGTCAACGTAGCTGCAAGTGTAAATGGTCCTGCTACAAGAGCGTTTTCACCACTGGCAATCGTTGTATCTGCTGTTAGGCTGTTAGGGTTAACCCTGATGTGCGCTGCACCACCACGGCTGATTGTTGATGACAGTTTGTTAACATCCACTGAACCGTCTGTAGGCACTACGCTGTTGCCCACCTCACCCAAAGACAGTACATAATCAATCGTGTCGGATGCGCTTAGTGCTTCTGAGAAGATTAAATTACTACCCGAAAGACTGAACGAGGAATTAGGAGCTTGGGTTATGCCATTTAAACTTACGATTAGTTGCTCTGCCGTAGCTGGCTTGTAAGCTGCGCCATTTATTGTCATAGCGTAGGTGTCTGTAGCAGATGCGCTAGGCACTGTTACCATTTTAAATTGCCCAGTAAGGGGCTGTTTTCCAATGTATGGCATGTGTTGTTCCTTATGGTTTCGTAGGCCATGTTACATCATTTAGTGACGTAGCGTTGTTTGTGATGTCACGCAGAGCTTGTCGGTATGTTGTCTGGGCAGATGTAGCATCAGCCGTGTCCGAAAGAACCCAATGGTCTGTTCCTGCTAGTAAGCGATTACGTTCTTCACGCAATTCGCCTAGCTTGAACGCCGCTAATAGTTCAGCTT